AATTAGGCCTACAAGTATTAACAGATACAGGATGGAGCGACTTTGACGGAGTTCTCAATAAAGGACAGCGACAAGTAGCAATAGTACAATTAGAACGAGCATCTATTAGGGCAACACTTGATCATAAAATCTTTACAGATAATTTCAACTCAATAACAGTTAAACAATTAAAACCTGGGGTGCAAGTCTATACTACATTTGGCATACAAAGAGTTGTCTCGGTTACCCTTACCAACATTGAATCGGTATACGATTTACTAAATGTAAAAAATAATCATAGATTCTATGCCAACGGTATTTTATGTTCAAATTGCGAATTCATTATCTATGATGAAACATTAATTAACCCACTTAAACTAGTTGAGATGGCTGGCATTGATCCTATAGAACGTCAAGGACAAGTGCGTTGGTATAAAAAACCAGAAAAGGGTTATACTTACATGGTTGGACTAGATCCAAGTTTAGGTACAGGATCAGACCCGGCAGCTATACAAGTATTTGAAATACCCGGCATGAAGCAGGTAGCTGAATGGTGCGATAATCGTACTCCGGTACAGCGTCAGGTACGTATTATGACAGAGATTTGTAGTTATCTGTCAGAATCAATTGGCACACAAAACAATGTCTATTACTCAGTGGAAAACAACACATTAGGTGAAGCCGCATTAGTTGCCATTGCAGAAGTCGGGGAAGAAAATATAAGGGGTGTATTCTTAAGTGAACCTAAGAGCATGGGCGGAACACGTAGACACCGTAAAGGATTTACTACTGGTAATAAGACTAAATTGGCTGCTTGTGCTAAGTTTAAGAGTCTAGTAGAAACTAAACGTATGCATCTAGTAAGTAAAGCACTTATTAGCGAACTTAAAACATTTGTAGCAAGTGGTGTTAGTTATGCGGCTAAAATTGGCGAACATGACGATTTAGTTATGGCAACCTTGTTAGTAATACGCATGATGCAACTGCTACAAAGATACGACAGTGATTTAGATGCAGAAATCAAGGACGCCAGCGAGTTTATCGAACCGATGCCGTTCATTTTAATATAAGCATAAATAGTATTATGTCTAAAGAAATTGAATCCATCTCTACTGCACTTTTTGATAAGATACGCTCACGTTTTCCTGGTGTAACGTTGGGCGACGAAAAAGCCAAGGCTTGTACTGACCCTGCTGAAGCACGATTTTTTAATTTTACATACACAGGTCAAGATGGTGCAGAGTTTGGCTCAGTAACAATTAGCCTAATCGATGAAACTAGTCTAAAAGTCTATTTTGGACAGAATATTTCTGGCGACATGGACCGCGAACAACGCAAAGAATGGTATAAATTTTTACGCAGTTTAAGACAATTTGCCAAACGCAATTTACTTACATTTGACACACGTGATATTAATAAGAGTAACTTAAAATTACAAGACGTTAAACAACAAGCTAAAACAGATGACGTAGCTACCACAGCAGACGTAGCAGTAACTGAAAGCAAACTTTATGGCACACCCGGCAGACCTTATAATAGCTTTGCCGACAAAGGCAGAACCAAAATTCTAATTCGCCACGAAGGCAAAGTAAATGATGAAATCCGCGGAAGCCGTGCTCGTAAGATTAAAGAAATTTTCTTAGAAACAGAACGCGGCGAACGCTTCTTACTATCTCACACAAACTTGCATGGCGCATACGCTATGGCAGAACATTTAAACTGTGATGGCAGTATGCATGATGAAATAGCAGAACATATTAATAATCTAGTAGCCGAAATGGCTTCTATGAAGCACTTTGTACGCAGTACTAAACATCGTCAATTTGAAGATCAAGAAACAGCAGACATGACTCGTGCGGCTGTACATCACTACGATCAAGTTAAACGTACACTAAGACAGATGCGCGGCGCCCGTGGCTTCCGTAGTTATTTTGAAAACTGGATGCCTGAAGCCGTAGAGGCAGATGACATTGATCTAAACGCAATCAAAGAACGCTTTGTTAAAAAGATTTATGATCAGCGTTTTGAAGAAGCCTTCCCTATTGTATATCGTGCTTATAAAAAGCAAAAAGAATCACTAGGTGAGTATGGTAGTTCTTTGGAAGAGTGGGCCAACGACATTACTGAAAGTGCTTGGGCAACACCAGACTCTGCAGACAAGATTACAGCATTACGTGAATTATTAAAAACACCACTAGCAGTTGGTATTGATGGTGTTGATGCCAAAGCCAAAATTGAACCAATCATTGGTGATGATGATTTAAATGATGCTATAGATGACTTGGCTGCTAACCAAGGGCCAGATGCAGATGCCACATTCCTAGTTAAAGAATGGTTAGTGCAAAACATGCCACAACTGTTAAAAGATTTAGAAGTCGGCAAGAATAACAGCCGCGATGCACAAACCAATTGGGCACCACAAACAAGCCCACAACAAAGCAACGCAAACGATTACGGTAGCCAACCTGGTCATCCAAACGTTTCAAACATGACACAATAAGCCAAAAACTTATTTTAACCAAAAGGCAGAAAATCTCTGCCTTTTCCTTTGACAAGCTAAATACTATTGTTATATACTAGCAGGGTGCTAGAATATATCTAGGCATGCAGTAACTAAGACCATCTTATAAAGGAAAAACTATCATGGCAACAACATTAGCAGAAATTCGCGCAAAACTACAAGCATCAGAAAACCGTGGCGCAGGTAATTCACAAACAGGTGGCGACAACGCTATCTATCCACACTGGAACATTGCAGAAGGTTCCACAGCAAGAGTAAGATTTTTACCAGACGGCAATACTAAGAACAGCTTCTTTTGGGCTGAACGTGCAATGATCCGTTTACCATTTGCTGGCGTTAAAGGCCAAGCAGATTCTAAGCCAATTGTAGTTCAAGTTCCATGTATGGAAATGTACGGCGAGGCTTGCCCAGTATTGGCGGAAGTTCGTCCTTGGTTTAAAGATCCTAGCCTAGAGGAAATGGGTCGTAAGTATTGGAAAAAGAAGTCTTATGTATTCCAAGGCTTTGTACGTGAGAACGCACTAAGCGATGACAAGACTCCTGAGAATCCAATTCGTCGATTCACTATCAGCCCACAAATCTTTAATATCATTAAAGCGGCTTTAATGGATCCAGAAATGGAAGAATTGCCAACTGACTATCAGCGTGGCTTGGATTTCCAAATCGTTAAAACTTCTAAAGGCGGCTATGCTGACTACTCAACAAGCAAGTGGTCACGTAAAGAATCTGCACTAACAGCAGAAGAACAAGCGGCTATTGATGCACATGGTTTGTTTAACTTGTCAGACTTCTTACCTAAGAAGCCAACAGAAGCAGACTTGAAAGTAATCAAAGAGATGTTTGAAGCAAGTGTTGATGGTCAACCATACGATCCAGATCGTTGGGCGGCTTACTACAAGCCATATGGTTTGAACGTGCCAGAAGGTGCGGCAAAGCCTGCTCCGGCAGCATCAGATGACGCAGACGAAGATACACCTGCACCAGTAGCAACAGCTCCAGCGGCAGAGGAACCAGATGCGGCTCCAACAGCTCCTGTAGCAGAAGCCAAACCTGCAAACATGAGAGCTGAAGATATTTTAGCTCAAATCCGCAATCGTCAGAAGCAATAATCTTTCCTGATTAGGGTGTGGGGGCTTCGGTCCCCACTCTTTCTATGCTATCTTACTTAGATCCAATACTCTTTCCAGACGAGTGTGAGGTACTTGAAGTATCTCCTAATCGTTACGTCTATCCCATATTCAAAAATGGTTCAAGCAGTTTATTAAACAGTAACTTTAGAAGTTTGAGCTTGAGCGAAATAGAACAGCTAGAAACAATCGAAGTGTTTATACGTGATCCTCTTGATCGTTATGTCAGCGGAGTACAGACTTTCCTAAGATTTAATCCTGAGTTTCAGCGTGAACCAACCCTTAGACTAATACACGAGTACTTGTTTTTGAACAGGCACTTTAATTTACAATTCCATTGGTTAGTTAATTTGTCTAGATACACAGACGCCAACATTACCATAAGACCCATAGAGGAATTAAATACAGCAACAGATTTGACTTGGCACCAATTATCTAGAGATCAAAGTTTAGTAAATGAGTTTAGTGGCAATGTACGACTACACTACTATCTACAGTTAGATAAAGTACTGCGACACGACTTTATGGGCAAGACCGTAAAGTTTAAAGATATCCTAACACACATACATACATTCTATCCCGATTTGTATGATGATATTATTCAAAGAACTAAAAATATATGCGCTGTCCTAGACTAGATCATTTTGTGCGCTTTAACCCCAATGGTACCGTTAGTCGTTGCGGACACATGGTAGCACCTGCACAGTTTGACACATTAGAACAGATGGATTCTAGTGTATGGCTACGCAAGATAAAAGAACAGTTTAATCAAGACTTATGGCCTGCAGAGTGTCGTCGTTGCGAACAAACAGAAAACATTAGCGGCTCAAGTATCAGAACAAATTCAATTGAATTTGAAAAGACACAGTTACTAGAAGACTATCTTGTAGTAGGCGGAGTGCTAGACAATATATGTAATAGTGCTTGCCAATTTTGTAATGAAGATCTTAGTACCAAGATTGG